AGTGCAGATTCTAAATCGAGAGATTGGGCTTGACTACGAAGATCGGCCCAGGCAGTGAGCCTGTCGGCAAAGTTAACTGGCCACATTAAGCTAGATAGTTAATAGAGTAATTAATTTTTCCATTTACTGCCGGAACATTATTTGTTGTATAGGTTACAGTTACCGTGCTTCCAATTTGTGTTACTGTTAGTGATGTTCCGGCGTCACTATTTTCAACATAGTCATCAGAATAAGTTAACCCACTACCACTATTATTAGTGGATACTAATAATGTACCAGTTCTGTAAAGGGTGTTGCGAGTAATTGTGTAATTTAGTGCAAATGCAGTGACTTGACTAGTAGATATTGTAGTAACTGTACCGGTATCATTAGGTAACAATTCAACACTCACTCCACTTTGTCTTGTGTAGGTTCCCATGGCCAACTGTGACCCATTGGTTGTGGCTATACTAGTGGTGCTGTTTAATTGTATTCTTGGATAGGTGGTTGCAAAATCATCAGTGCGTTCAAATAAATCGCCGATACTGACATTATTGCTACTGTACATAGCAATAATAGATGTAGCTGGAGTTCCCGTCGAGCCAGTAAAGTGGTTTCCTACATCATAAAAAATATTATGTCCGGAAGCATTTAGACTAGAGTATGCACCAAATACAATACCTTCGGCCCAGATGTTATTAAACAAGTTGCTAGTAATGCGTACACCAGTTGGGCCACTAATTGGTGGAGGTGTTGTTCCTAATACAATACCTTTATATAATGTATCAAATTGAGAATTTGTAAAAGTAATACCTTCTATTTGTTGGCTAGTATTGACGCCATATACTGTTCCATTAAACACACAACTATCAAATACCACCTGGTTACATATTAAACTAGGAGTGCTGGCAAATTCTACACCGGAGGTACCATTAGCATCTGTGTTTAAAGTAGCGGTGGTCATCAGACCATAAAATCCTACATTCTGGAAACAACAATTACTAGCATCCTCAACTAAAAATACGCTACTAAGTGGATCAATACTTCTAAATCCAAGATTATTAACGGTAACATATTGCGGAGTTATAGCACCGCCGTTACCGATGTTTACTCCAGTTTGTTGTAAACTGTCGGCAGTCTGTGCCACATATGGAACCGTGCCTTCGCTGTCTACTAATGTAATAACTGAGTTATCTGAGCCTTCACCGTATAGTGTGGCAAATGGAGGAATATTAATAGTACCACTAACTTTATATACACCGGCTGGGAAAAATAAGCTGCGGCGGATTTGTGGATTTACTTCTCTGCAATATAATTGATATAGAGCGCGATTTATTGCATCTGTGCAATCTGTAATTCCGTCACCAACGGCTCCAAAGTCCAATACACTAGCAAACTGATCTAACCACGATTGTAAACTATTAGTTATTGGTGTGCCGGCGGTGGGACCGGTTTGTACTGTATAGCCGGCGGCTGTGCCTTTATAGGTATATGTTGTGGTGAAATTTAATATATCACTAAATTCTGTAAGAATTTCAGTGTTTCCGATAACCGGAGCACCGTCGGCTAATGTACCATTACCAATATAAAGTTGGCGAGTATCTGTTGACCAGCCAAGCTCAGCGCCAGCTAATTGTGGTAAGTCAATTTGTAAACCTTTACGGTTTGTAATTTGGGATATTTGAACAATGGCCAATTTAATCTTCCTTGAATTCTATCCAGTATTTAGCTGGTTAGGCTTGTAGGTAGTATAGCTCTAAACGACGCCACCATTGGTCTGCCCAGTAGTCAAAGTCCTCGGGTTTTAGTATAAATTCCTGGTAAACAGGGCGGGCTAACGGACGACCCATGTCATCCACAGGTGGTTTAACACACATTAAAACTACACCTTTACGGATATTTGTTCCATGGACTTCGTTATGTGCTAGAGCATATGCTACAAGTTGGAGTTTGTAATCAGTAATCCAAGCTTCTTGTTTAGGTTTGTTAGTTTGTTTAAAGTCGAGTATACTTTCATCTTTTTGATGTATGCCCACGCAATCTGTGGTTCCAGCATATAACTTAGGAAAGTATAAGGGGATTTCTACACCCCAAAACTCATCCACATTAATGAGTCCATCTTCAATAACAGTCTGTGCCATTGCGTGACTGGCCCAGCCAAATGGGTTTGTTCCTCGATCTTTTAGTTCATTATTCTTTACATAATGTTCTAAGTAAGTATGCATTCTGGTGCCGCGATTTGCGGCTTCTGTGGTGATTTGTTGTGCTTTTACATGTCCTACATTTTTACGCCATTGTTCTAGGGCGGCTCGTGATTCTGCTGGTTTTGTTTTGTCCAGGATGGTTGTTACGCTAGGAACTCTGCTGCCATCTGGTGTAGAATATAAGCGGCGGCCTTCTTCTGTGGTCCTGCTTAATTCATGGTAATTAAATTTTGGGTTATACATTAAGTAATTATAACACAGTATCTAGCTATTATCAACCTTTAAATTTTCAAAATATGCTTTATGTTTGGGTGTAAGAATATTATAAAATTTTTCATTGCCCAACTTCATTGGAATTTGATTAACTATATCGTGTGCGTGTGTTTTTGTTAAAAAGGTATTAAACATAACCTGTTGATTGTCTACTATGGTATCAGTATCTGATAAAAAAGTAATAAGTGCATGTAAATACTCTTTAAAAGCGGCATGACCTGGATTATTAAATATTTTATGATTATATGCAACGGTTACTATGCTGAGTAAATTTGAGCGATACACCTCTGGTAGATATTGTATAGTCATTTCTGGGGGCCAACACATACTAACATTTGAAATAGGAACTGTAGTTATATTATGCTGAGTAAACCAGTTATGCCACCAATCTAAATAATCTACTATATAGAAAATATTATTGAGACTCCATACTGGTGTAATTGATAGTAAGAGTGTGGATGATAATTTAGATAACATTACCGACAAATTTTCTTGTATTGTAGAAAATTTACCAGGCCATCTAATATAATTATAATTAATTCCCACACTATCAATACTAGCACACAAGTTAATTAATTTAAACTGCTCAAACCTAGCAACAATTTTATCATTAAGATTGGTAAAGTTTGTAGTTAATCGTAGAGTGATCTGTTTACTTAAATTATTATCAACCAACCAATTAATTAATTTTACTGCGCCTGGCTGAATAAATGATTCACCACCTAATATTGCAATAGACACCTCTGTGTCTTCGGCACATTTATTTTTAATTTGAGCACATAGTGTATTCCACGCCGTAGAATTTTCACTAATATCGTTTTGTAATTCTTGTACCACAATTGCATTATGTGCCTGTGCATATTTACTGCTAAATTCCGGAGCACATGTTCTACAGGCAAGATTACATAAGTTTGAAAATTTTATTCTAAATTCGTATCCGCCGCCAATGCCGGTTGTTAGAAAATGATTTATTAGTCCGGGTGCTGTACTATTTAAACCGACAGTTCTTTCTGAACTGCCTATCTGTTCTTCGGAAGTATAACATTTTTGGCAACGCACATTTTTTATTCCTTTCCGAATATCTGATTTTACCTCTTCAAATGTTATATCGTCACTTGGAATAATATTACAACAACATCTAATCAGTAATTCTGCGGTAGAAGTTCCTGGTGTAACTGATAATTCTGTGGATAATGTATCAAACGGACGCATACAAATATGTTGATTTTGTTTAATCCATTCGTTTTTTTGAGATGACTCGATATCATCAGGCCACAGCCCTGTGCTAGAAATAACTGTCAAATTCTAAAACTTTCTCCGCATCCGCAACGGTCTTTTTCATTAGGATTTACAAATTCAAAGCCTTCGTTAAGACCTTGTCGTACATAGTCTACATCAAGATCACCTAGAATAGGTAAACTTTTACCATCAACAATTACTCGCACATCGTTGCTGTCAAATACGGTGTCATCACCATTGACCTTGTCTACATATTCTAACACATACGCAAGCCCCGAACAGCCTGTGGTCCTAACACCAATGCGAATACCTATGCCGGATCCACGCCGGTCTAGATTTTGTTTAATTTTTTTAGCGGCTGTGTCGGTTACTGTGATCATTATTTGTTTTTCTTTCTGCTACCCAGTGGGCACAATCATCAAAATATTTGCAATCATTTGGGTCTAATGGTCTTACAAAGTTTTTAATCTTTTTTGGATCTAATGTTCCCATCAACGGGCATAGGTCTAAATAATCTGTTCCCTCTAACGGGCACTGTGTATTTTTTACATCAACGTCGAGTTGTAACATAATCATGATTCACTCCTAGTGTTTACTTCTGTAATCTGCCACCGCGGCCTTAATAGCGTCTTCCGCAAGGATCGAACAATGAATCTTAACTGGCGGGAGCGCGAGTTCCTCTGCAATTTCAGCATTCTTAATTGCGCCAGCTTCGTCCAACGTTTTACCCTTGACCCACTCCGTGACGAGCGAACTACTCGCGATCGCGGACCCACAGCCGTATGTTTTAAATTTTGCATCTGTTATAATTCCGTCCTCTACTCGAATTTGTAGTTTCATTACATCGCCACAAGCAGGAGCGCCAACCATACCGGTACCTACAGTGTTGTCTATTTCCATCTTGCCTACATTACGTGGATTTTCGTAGTGGTCGATTACTTTTTCTGAATATGCCATATTATTTCTTTATCGGTTGTTGTGGTACAGGTAGCTTAGGTGCCTGTGGTGCAGATGGCGGAGTTGTGGGTTTTTTTAAACTATTAACCAGCTCTTGCAGACCGGCCGCTGTACCAGTTACAGCAATTAACATCATAAGGATAAAACAGATATGTTTCATCTGTTAGGAACCAATACAGTACGATAGCAATTACAATTGGCATCCAAGATAGCTTCCCAATGCATGTCAGCTGGCTGTGTAAATACAGGTGCCGCCAGTGCAGGTTGTTGAATATAAACTGGCTGTTGTTGAACCGCAATAATTGGAGGACGAGTTGCTTCATAGACAATCACTCCACCGACTACTGCGGGCACCGCCCACCCATACCCAGGATGATAATAATAGTGACCACCACCATAACGCCAACGGTCGGCATGAGCTGTGCCAATTAAACCCGCGGTTAAGAGTAAAAAGGTTAAGAATTTTTTCATATTTGCCTCTATCTTTACTATACTACATTGTACAGAAAAGGTCAACCAGTCTGGTTATTGTCTGCGCTTTAGTGCGGCTTTGGCATTGGAATCTACTACAGCACGAGCTTGGTCAACACTCATTCCGCCGGTAGCAGCTTCGGTGTCGCCTTTAAAACTAACTACACCAGATTGTGGGTCGAGTGGTTCCAATACATTACTTAATGGTGGTTGTCCGATTAATTCGCCTAAGTTTTCTGTAGTAACATTGACCCCAAGGCTTTTTGCTAGATCAATAAATGCCTGTTGACTAATTTGTTTTTTAGCGGATTCATCATCACTACGACCAGACAAAAACTGGCTTAGAGCCATTAATTTCTGTGAGTTGGGATCTGCAAATTCAAAAAGTCGCATTATCTGCGGCCACGACCCAACGAGGCTTTTGGTACGCCAAGGTTAGCATCCATCTCAGCATCAACATCATCTTCTGGTGCCGGTAATTCAGCTGGCATTTCTTCGGTAGGCGCAGGTAATTCTCCACCTATGTCTTCGCCTGGAACTTGTGGTGCTTGTCCTGTGACTACACCAAGTGCGGCTTCCAATTGTTGCTTGGCGCCTTGTAGGTTTTGTAACAGACCACTTAATGCAGCACTTGCATCGCCGTTAAACTGAGTAGCTTGGTCAGCACCAACTTCGTTTCTAATTTGATCTACCAAGGCTGGCAAATCTTTAAACTGCATCGAGCTTACCTGCTCACTCATTTTTTGTACTTGGTCGACCATGTCTTGACTGGCCAGGACAACCTGAGCTTGTTGAATTTCGCTTGCTTCACGCAATCTGCGTTGGCGGCTTCTACGACTTTCATTTTGGGTAGCTACAGCAGCGCCGGTTACCAATAGTTGTTCTGCGGGACTAAGCGACTGCCCGGCTGCACTCTTAGTTAATGCTGCTTTGAGTGCCGGATCTTGAGTAGAATTAATTTTTTGTTGCATTTCTTGTTTTTGCTTTACTGGATCTACTGGTGTAGTAGAAGTTGTCTGGTTAGCTGTGGCGCCAGCAGGTTGACCGATGCCAACTGTTGCGTCTTCTTTAACTTTGGCTGCCAATACTTGCTCCATCATCATTAATTTAAGATATGATGGGTTTTGTTCGCTAGAATGGAATTCTGGAGTGCGGCGATGCTCTTTTACTAGACCACGAACACGGGTTAGTAGGCTGCGAGCTTGCTTAGGAGTAATAGTGTCGAGTTGGACACGACCACCAAAATAACTTTCAAAGACCTTAGCGGCCTGCTTTGTTGGGTGTATTGCGGCTAGTTCTAACAGTTTCATTATTAAATCCTTTGTATTGAATATATTTAGCCCAGTTTACATATTTGGCTATTTGATTTTCTAGTTGTTTTTTGTGTATAATTTTAGTTTCTAGTTTCATACCAATAGCATCACGAAATTCAAACTTGTTACTACGATCTGCTATAGTAGCTCTGGTGGATATATCCTGTGTTAAACTTTGTAATTTAGTATCTGTTGTTAGTAATTCTCTTGCTACATTGTATGCTTTATGTTTGTCTGCTATACACCAGCTAAGTGCTGTTTTTGTAGTGTAAAATAATCCCACATCTGTAGCAGCACAAAATACACGATATCCAACTTTTTCTGGTACAATCTGATAGTGCCCAAAAACGCTATAAACACCATTATCGTTCTTCCAAATAGTGTTGGGCATAATATCGCGAAATTCCTGGCGGAATAGCCGTTCAAATTCTTGGTCTTGCTTCATTTAATAACGTAGTGAGATATAAGATATATTGTTGATGCGGCTAAAAAACCAATGATTCCAACGCCCCAAGTGATTAATCGGTCGGTATTTTTTTCAGTTAATTTAGTTACACATTCTTTAACTTCTTTAACCATGGCAGATACACTGTTAATTTTGGTGTCTAAATTAGTTAATTGTACAATGAGTCCATTGTATCTCTCGGCGCAAAGTTCCACATGCGCTTCAAGACTATGCTTTTCTATTTCTGTTGGCTCGACCATTATAATTTCCTTGTTTAACTATTTATGGAAAGAGGCATAAACCAAATATTCTGTTGATCCGTTGATGTAATTAAAATTGGAGGTAATTCAGACTTATTATCTAGATTATTAATCATTGGTATCCCATCTGCATCTGCCCTAAGTACTGCGACCGGATCGGCAGAACTACCAAATACATCGGGTGTTTCGACTTCAAACTCAAAACTCCATGTACCGTTATATCCGACTGGTTCCAGTAATTCAAATATCTGGGCCCGCATAGATATTAACTGCGTCAATGTTTCCCAATTTCTTTGTTGATTACGAGCACGATTCCAGGATTGGATATCAGTGATTGATTGTCCAGCACGATCTTTAAACGGCATTTTAGATTCTTTACAATGGCCGGTTATACCAGTGGCTGTGATATCAAAATAGGTCTGGCAGGCAAATCTCATTCGGGTTTTTTTGACAATTCGTATAATATCTCAGCCTGCTCACACAAGTGATCTAATGCTGGATTTGTTTCGCGGGCGGCAAATATTTCTTGCCAGCGTTTCTGTTGGTCGAGTTCAGCTAACTCTTTTATCAATTGAGGATCTTGATAGTGTAGTTGTCTTACTGTACTGCCAGGGCGCCGAGCGTAGACCGTGCGGCCTCCGTCTGGGCTTTCGAATACGGTTAATTCGGTTATTTTACTTACATTCATAATAGGATATTTAACCCATTATAGCAAGTTATACAACTAAAGTCAACAAAAAACCCTGGGTTTTAATCCAGGGTTTGTTGATAATACTAATTTACTTGTCAGATTACTGAGTTGTAAATGTAGCGTATGCGTTTGATGTTGCCCAACCAATTGCACCGTTAGCAGCTTGAGCAGCTGTCAAGAATGTAGCGGCATTAGCAAAAGCGGCTGTTGGGAATGTAGCAATGTTCAATACAGTGTTTGCACCTGGATTAACTTGATACATAGCAACTGTACATGTTTGCTGAATTGCTTGCAATGTGTTTGAAATAAAGCCATTAACAGCAGTAGCAGGACCACCAATGTTACCTGTCAGTGCTGCATTAGCATTAACAGAGTAGAAGTCCAACTTAGGACCTTGGAAGTTTGTTACTGAAGCGTTAGCTAAGTTAGCTGATTGTGCAACTGAACCGTTCAATACGTCGGTTGCAAATACGGGTTGTGAACCACCAGAAACTACGGTAATATAAGCCATTTTAAATCTCCTTAATATATGGACACAGAGGTCCTGCTTTTATTTATACCTTTTAGGTAAAATCAGGAGTTAGCCGCTGGTTCTGGGTTGTTTATTTGACGATTTGCTGCAGTAAAGCCACCGGCTAAACGATTTACAGCCTTGGCCATACCAGCATCTGTGGCCATAACCCACCCTTCTTGCCCCGGATGTTGTAGATCTAATTGACCTAGCAGATCCATTTTGACCATGTGTAATAATTCCCAAGCTTCAAATGCCGCAGCCATACCTACGATATTACTGCGTGGGCTCTGTAGATATTCTGTAATATTTTTAAATTTTGGTATAGATGTATTATCATGCAACCAGGTTGCAAATTGATCCATTAGTTGATCAAAATTAGTACCCACACGACTATTAATATAATCTATGCACAACTTAGGCAAATCGGTGATTTTTAAGGCACGAAGGTCTGCAGGATTGAATAATTGATCAATTGCGGCACCTTGGGATCTATAAAGACCTTGCAGTTGCTTAACTAACTGTGTTTCTGGTCGAACATTTTCTTTGGCATACACAGGTTCTAATAATAGTAATCCCGGTACCCGTTTAAACTCTACCTTACCCAGTGGTTCTTTTGGTGCACCAGGTTCCGCATATTTTGTATGCATGGCAATGCCAACATCGCTGGCGCCTATACGCTGACCTACTTCACTGTTAGCCGGAATTCGATATTCTATGGCATTGGGTGTAAACACATAGTTTCCAGATTCTAAAGGTGGAGTCGTCATGTATAATAAATCACCTTGAACAAATCCACGATAGTTAGGAGGAACTGCAGCATCTAACATACCCCATAACTTATCATATATAGGAGCAAGATCTTGTACCCGAGTAGCTGGTCGACCTTGTGCGGCTGCATCAGCATCTCTAGCGGCTAAGTGATGTCTTACTTGCTTAGGGCTTGTAAACAATCCATTGTAACCTTTGGCAGTAAACCCAGCGACATCAGTTAGTATAAATGTTCCATTAGCATCGCGGCCAAATACCAATGCTGGTTTGCCATCCCACTTAACCGTGGTGGTTCGACCTGTGTTAGCAGAGGTGTGACGAACAATATCCAGTGCTTTCTTGATACCGGCACTACCATTGCGAAACACATAATCTTCTAAGTGTTCAATCCCTTTGGCACGGCCGCCTTGCACTTCGGCTTCGACAATGACCTGCATGCCTTGATTAACAATGCGATCACGGAGACGAGCCAGGAAGTTTACATCCGATACTTCTTTGTATAATGGCTCGGGTTGGCTTTCCATAAACGGTAGTCCTTCGCGCTCCATATGTTGTTTGAAGTCTGCTAATTTTTGTTCACGCTTAGGATCGGTGCTTAGTGCTTGTAATATTGTTTCTACACTGGCTAAATCTTGACGAGTAGC